TTTAGCTGATCCTAAATCAACATATGCTAGAGCTGCTGCTGCTGCTATGGGCCGTGCAATGGATGATAGTATCATTACTGCTGCAACTGGTTCTGCACTTACAGGAAAATCTGGTTCTGGATCACAGGCATTAACAAACACAATAGTACACGGATCAGCTGGTCTAACTATTGCTAAATTAGTCGAAGCTAAAAAGAAGCTAGACTTAGGTAGCGTAGACCCGTCAATCAGTAGATATATTGCTGTTAGTCCTGAACAAATCGAAGATTTATTAAACAACACAACAGTTACTTCAGCTGATTACAATTCTGTAAAAGCTTTAGTACAAGGCGAAGTAGATACTTTCCTTGGATTTAAATTCATTGTCTCAAACAGACTTGCAAAATCTGGTTCTACCAGAACTGCATTTGCTTGGGCTGAAGATGGATTGCTATTAGGTGTTGGCAAAAACGTCAGTGCAAAAATTGACGAAAGAGCTGATAAATCATATTCAACGCAAGTATTTTATTGTGCAGACTTTGGAGCTACCCGTATGGAAGAAGCTAAAGTCGTATCAATCGAATGTAACGAGTAAGGGAGTAATAGAAAATGGCTAGTGTAAAAGCAACAAATATTACTAACTTAGATGCAACACCAACAGTGCTTTCAAGTGCTGGTGATGTACATGGATCAGTAAGAGTTTTTAGAGACACTTACGAAGCTTCATCTTTAGCTTCTGGATCAGACATCACTGTAGCAAGATTACCTATCGGTGCTAGAATTGTAGACATTCACGTTAAAGCTGATGCTTTAGGTGGTTCTTCAACTTTAGCTGTAGGCAACGGAACAACAGCAGACAAATATATTGCTGCTACTGCTTCCAATACTGCAAATAAACTAATCAGTTTATCAAATGATGGTAAAATTGAAACTATAGGTGATGAAATTACATCAACAATTACAGACATTTTAGTAACAACTGGTGGTGCAACCATCAGTGGTTCTATTACGACTGTGGTTTATTATACAGTTAGTTAATAACTAAAAGAATATGGGAAGGTTGAGTTATCGCCTTCCCATATTTAATTTGAGGTCAAAATGTCTTTATACGAAAATATGAATAAAAGAAAAAAAGCTGGAACAAGTAGGTCCAAGAAAAAATCTACAGTTTCAGATAAAGCCTACGCAAATATGAAAGCTGGCTTTCCTAAGAAAAAAAGAAAAACAATTATTTAAAAATAGAGGTTTAAAATGGCAGTATCAGATGTCAACATTTGTAATTCAGCATTAAATATGATTGGTGCAAGTAATATACTAGACTTAACTGAAGATAGTAAAACGGGTAGAATTTGTAACCAACGATATGAGTTTGTAAGAGATGCTGTTATGAGAGCACATCCTTGGAACTGCCTTATTCAAAGAACTTCTTTAGCACCAGATGCTGTTTCCCCAGTGTTTGAATTTTCATATCAATTTACACTTCCAACCGATCCGTATTGTTTAAGATTATTATCACTTGAACAGCTCGATACAATTCATCGTGTAGAAGGAAGAAAAATTTTAACCGATGAAAGTACAATAAATATTTTATACATTGGAAGAGTAAATGATCCCCAACAATGGGATACACTTTTAGTAGAAACAATAGCAGCTAGAATGGCAGCAGATATTGCATATGCTATTGTAGGTTCTAATAACCTTGTGCAAGATATGTACAATTTATATTCAAACAAACTTTCTGAAGCTCGCTTTGTTGATGCTACAGAAGGTACGCCAGGAGCAGTTACAGGCGTAGCTGATAGTGGCTCAATTCTTTCAGATACATTTATAAACTCAAGGTACTAAAATGGTTAAATCCGCACCAGCATTTACAGGGTTTACGGCTGGAGAACTTTCTCCAAGAATGGATGGCCGAACAGATTTTGATAAATATTTTCAAGGCTGTAAAACTCTTAACAATTTTCTTGTTCATCCTCACGGGGGTGCTGCAAGAAGACCAGGTGCAATTTTTATATCAGAAGTAAAAGACAATACAAAAGCAGTAAGATTAATTCCTTTTGAGTTTAATGTAACTCAAACTTATGTATTAGAGTTTGGTAACCAATATATTCGTTTTTATAAAGATGGTGGACAAATAGTAGACAGCGGTTCTGCTTATGAAGTTTCTTCCCCGTATTTGGAAAACGAGCTTGATGAAATTAAATTTGTTCAGTCTGCTGATGTTATGTATTTATGTCATAAAAACCATCAGGTTAGAAAGCTTACAAGAACAGATCACACAGCATGGACTTTAACTGAAGTAGATTTTCGATTTGGTCCAATGATGGATATGAACTTAGAAGAAACATATCTGTTTTCATATGATGGTACTACACACGCAGACAGGGCAACTGGTGCTGTATACTTAGGGGCTTTTACAAAAACAAAAGGTTCTAATGGAGCTGACGATTTTCAACCTACTTTAGTAGGAATTAATAATAGCACTGGATTTAACTCTTTAGATATTGGAAGGCCAATTAGAGTACATGATGGATTTGTTAAAGCTACTGGATTATTAACTAAAACCTTAAATGCTCAAATTAATAATTCTGTTACTAGTTTAACTTTAGCGTCAAATGCAAATATACCCCGTAAGGGTATTGTAGAAATTGGTAGTGAGTTAATATATTATAATGCTACTAGCGGTAATAATCTAACTTCTCTTACAAGAGGTTATGGTGGAACAACTGCTGCAACTCACGATGCCAATGCAACAGTAACATGGAAAAATGTTATTAGGGGTGATGTTCAAGAAAACGAAGACGGAAGATCAGAGCTTGTTCCTAATTATGTAAGTGTTGGTATTGGTACTGATAATGGTGATCCATCAAGCACAGGATTAGAACATAACGATAGAATAACAGATAAGAACAGAGGTTTTGTTACCGAAGGTTTTGAAGAAAATATGTTTGTTGAGTTTACAGCTGGCAATACAAGTTACACAACAGATAATACATGGGTTAATGATCAAAAAGTACCTTACTTAATTGTTAAGTCTACAGACGATACTTTATTACTTGCACCAAGTGATCAGATAGGAACAAAAACCGCTAATCAAAGTAATAATCAAGGCAGTCCATATCAAGGTAGTACATTAACTGGTTATATGGGTTGGAACTCTTCTAGCTCAAGAACTACAAATGGTGTTGTTTCTAATTATTACGGAACTGATTTAGATACTAATAGAAATTGGTCTTTAGGTGCATTTAGTGGAAATACTGGTTATCCAAGAGCAGTGGCTTTCTATGAAGAAAGATTAGTTTTTGCTGGGACAAATAATAATCCCCAAACATTATTCTTTTCTGCTTCAGGTGATTTTGAAAATTACAAATTAGGTACAGCAGATGATGACGCATTAATTTATACACTAGGCTCTAACCAGGTTAATGTTGTTCGATATTTATCATCAGGATCATCTTTAATTGTAGGAACATCTGGTGGTGAATTTGCCGTTCAAGCTTCTGGAACTGATGCTCCTGTAACACCAACTAATATACAAATTAAAAGACAAGCTAATTATGGATCAGCTGATATACAACCAGCTCAAGTAGGAAATGTAACTCTATTTGTTCAAAGGGCTAGAAGAAAAATAAGAGAGCTAGTTTATAGTTTTGATACTAACTCTTATGAAGCTCCAGATATGACAATCTTATCTGAACACATAACCGAGACTGGAATTAAATCTATATCTCATATGCAAGAGCCAGATAATATTCTTTGGTGTACTTTAAACAATGGCAAGTTAGCTGGTATGACTTACCGAAGAGAAGAAAGTGTTATTGCCTGGCATACTCAAACTTTAGGTGGTCAATGGGTTCAATCAACATCTAAATTAACTTCAGCAATAAATAATTCTGTTACCACAATTCCCGTAGGATCAACTGCTGATTTTACATCAACAGGAACTGTCGTTATTGGTACTGAACAAATAACTTACACAGGCGTAACCGCAACTAGTTTTACTGGATGTACAAGAGGTGCTAACTCAACTACTGCCGTAGCTCATGATAATTTATCAGCTGTTACAAAATTAAACGCAATTACTTATCCTTATGGTATCGTTGAAAGTGTTGCTTCTATTCCAGGAGTTTTAGATGAAGATCAAGTTTATCTATCTATAAAAAGAACTGTTGGTGGAGAAACAAAAAGATACATAGAAAGATTAAATTATTTAGACTTTGGAACAGAAGTTAAAGATGCTTACTTTGTTGATAGTGGTTTATCGTATTACGGTGCAGCAGCTTCTTCCTTTACTGGTGCTGTTCATTTAGCTGGTGAGGTTGTAAATGTTCTTGCTGATGGTTCAGCTCATCCTCAAGTTACTGTAGCTGCTAACGGATCATTTTCTTTAAACAGAAATGCGACATCAGTGCATATTGGATTACCATACACATCTACATTACAGACTATGAGAATAGACGCTGGTGCAGCTCAAGGTACTGCACAAGGAAGATTAAAAAGAATAAGAGATGTTACTGTTAGAGTTTTTCGATCAGTAGGAATTAAAATAGGCCAAAACGCAGATGTGGCAGATATAATTCCCTTTAGATCATCAGCAGATGCAATGGACCAAGCTATACCATTATTTACTGGAGACAAAGAGGTTGAATTTTCAAGTGGTTACGATACTGACGGATTTATATTCGTGGTCCAAGATCAGCCGTTACCTCTAACCGTATTAGCTTTATATCCAAGATTATCTACATTTGAAGAATGACGTTTAGAGTAATACAGTTTGAGCCTTGGCATATGAAAGAGGTCTTAGATAATCCACCTTCTGATGGGTCACTAGAAACCTGGAGACTACCAGAGGATACAAACAATTTTGAAGTTTATTATTCTTTAGGATCAAGTTTTTCTTTTGTTAACAATGGTCATATTATTGCTGCATTTGGATTAAAAAAAATGTGGAAAGGCCATTGGCATATATGGTTCTTTGGAACTGATAAAGTCCACAAAGATGGATTAAAAATTATTAGGTTTGTTGAAAGACAAATACCTATTCTTGTTAGAGAAAAAAATATTAAACGAATACAAACACAAGTACACGCTGACTGGATTAGAGCTCAAAGATCAATAAAGATTTTAGGTTTTATTCAGGATGGTTTTTTTAAACATTATGGACCAGATGGTTCAGATTATATTAATTATAGGAGGTTGTTCTAATGGGTTGGGTAGCTGCTGGAGTAGTAACAAGTGTCGTTGGTGGAGTTATGTCTTACAATGCTTCAAAGAAAGCGGGTAAGAAACAACAAGAAGCTTACGAATATCAGGCAAAAGTAAATCAAAGAAATGCAAAAGTATTAGACGCTCAAGCATTATTAATGGGCCGACAAAGTGAATATGATATTCAAAGGTTTAGAAAAAATTACAGAAAGTTTGAAGGTTCAGCAAAAGTCGCAATTCATAAAAGTGGCTTTCGTTCTGATACTGGAACTGGTCTTGAAATTATGCTTGAAAATGCAAGAGAAGCACAAGATCAAATTGATATTCAAAGATATAATACACGAATAGAACAATCAAAATTAAACGAAGAAGCTTTACAGCAAAGAATGGGTTCTAACCTTAATGTAAGATACGGACAAGCTGCTAAGTCAGCTGGTTACGCATCAGGTAGAGCTGCATTGATAGGCGGTATTTCACAAGGTGCTAGCTACCTAACTTAATAACTAAGGGTTA